TCGAGAAGAGGTATCTCGAGCTTCGCGCCAAGGCGCCGCCGAAGCCCACTTTGAAGACCATCGTGTCGAAACTTCACAGAAGGTAGGAAATGTCGGATTCACCCGCTCCAAAGCCGCGATATCGCGTCCCGGCTGGGGCGAGGCCGTCGATGGCCTATTTCCAGAGCCGCAATCCGCTCCTGGCCGGCTGGCGGCCGCAGCTGCGCGAGCATTCGCAGGATGTCCAGCTTGGCTGGGCCGATGCAGCCGCGCGCGCGGTCGAAGGTGTGCAGAATTCGGGCTTCCTGACGAAGATCGTCGAGGTCGAAACCGGATCCGTTGTCGGTTCCGGCCTCCGGCTCGCCTGTCGTCCCGATGCAGAGGCCCTCGGCTGGACCGAGAAGCGCGCGAGCAAATGGGCGAGGACAGTTGAACGGGCGTTCCGCGCATGGGCTGACAACCCGGTCGAGTGCGATGCCGCCGGCAAGATGACGTTCGCCAAGATGCAGCAGGCCGCATTCGCGTCCTACAAGTGCTATGGCGAAGTTCTTGCGCTCCTGCCGATCATTAAGCGACCTTCATCGTTGACGTCGACCCGCATTTTGATGCTTCCGCCGAGCCGGCTGATGCAGAAGAACGACGAACTCAATAACGTCGTCCAGGGCGTGAAAACGGACGGCTGGGGCTTCCCGCAGTCGTATTTCATCTCCGAGCGGCAGCGCGCGCTGGGCTGGAATGAGCGCGAAATCCGCGCCTATGACGCAGATGGCCGGCCAAACGTCATCCATGTCTTCGATGCCTCGATCGGCACGACGCGCGGCATCTCGCCGCTGGCGCCGGTCCTGAAGGTTGTCCGCCAGGTCGAGCAATATGCCGATGCAACGCTGATTTCGGCGCTGATCCAGACCATTTTCGCGGCCACGATCAAGACGCCCGTGCAGGGCATTGCCGCATTCGACGGTCTCACGACGGCCGGCGACACCTCCGGCTTCGATGTCGATGCATTCGGCGTGAAAAAGGGCGACTGGTACGATGGCGCCAACATCGATCTGACTCAGCACGGCCGTATCGCGCACCTGTTCCCGGGCGACGAACTCGACTTCAAGGAGTCGAAGCAGCCCGGAAAGGCATATGACGATTTCATGGGCTGGCTGATGCGGGAAATCTCCGCCGGTGCTGGCGTCACCTATGAAAACGCGACCGGTGACTACCGCGGCGCGACATACTCCTCGATCCGTATGGCCGGCGCGATCGAATGGCTGACCGTTCTGCGCCGTCGCTCCAACATCATCGTCCCGTTCTGCCAAGCGGTGTTCAATGCTTGGCTGGAAGAAGCGATCTTCAAGGGGCTTATCCCATTCCCGGGCGGCTATTTTGGCTTCATTGCCAAGCGCCCGGCCGCCGCGCGCGCGACTTGGTCCGGCCCAGCTCAGCCGCAGGCCGACGATTTCAAAGCGGCTCGCTCGCACGAAGTCCTGAAAAGCATCCAAGGCACGACATTGGCCGAGATCTCCTCCTCATATGGCAGAGATTGGGACGACGATGCCCGCCAGCGCGCCGAGGAAAATCGGCTCCATGAGGAGCTCAAGCTACCTTTGCCGTGGGCGCCCGACACCATGCTTCAGACGACGGATGGCCAGAAGAAGGAGCTCGAAGACGGCTCTAACGATGGCGACGGCACTGAGCGGAAGGACAGCAAGCCGCGCGGCAGGTCGACGCGACGCGGCGCGAAGGATCCGGCGGAGCGAGATCCAGCAGAATCCTCTCTGCAGGAAGAACTTGAGGAGACCCTCGGTGGCGATTGATTATGTTGCGCTGTTCGGGGTCGATGAATACGACCCGTGCCTGATCTTCCGGACCTTGCGCCCGGTCTACATGAAGCTGCTCGCCGAGCCCGGCGTGCAGCGCGTCACCTTCCGCGACCGCACGGTCGAATATCAGAAGTCTGATGCCAGTGGCCTCGCGAATCTGCTGCGGCAAATGCAGGCTGAATGCCTTGCTAAGTCCGGCAAGCGGTCGAACTTCGCGATCACCGCCGGTGCTCGCCTCCCTTCAAGGTTGATCCCATGAGCGTTCTTGACTTCGTTGCCGCCCAGGGATGGGCGATGCTGCAGGAGAACGTCGAGGAGTTGGCGCTGATCGCCGCTCGGGCGAACGAGACAACCCCGGAGATGCTCGAGGCGTACCGTGCGGAGACGTTGAAGCGCTCCAACCGCGCGAAGTTTCGTGATGGCGTCGCCATCCACTATGCGGAAGGCCCGCTCTTCAAGCGCGCCAACCTCTTCGTCGAGTTCTCCGGCGCCACAAGCTACCAGCTTCTGCGTCAGGATCTTCAGACCGCTGTCGACGACCCGAAGGTTCACACGAATCTATTCATCATCGACAGCCCTGGCGGTGAGGCCAACGGCTGCGACGAGCTGGCGGCGGCCATCCGCGAATCCAGCAAGATCAAGCCGACCATCGCCTATGTTTCTGGCTTGGCCGCCTCCGGCGGTTACTGGATTGCATCCGCCTGCAGCAAGATCGTCGTCTCTGAGGCTGCGCTCCTCGGCTCGATCGGCGTTGTCTTGGGCTTTCCGAACGTGAAGGACGCTCGGAAGATCGAGTTCGTCTCGTCGCAGTCCCCCGGCAAGCGCCCGAACCCGGAGACGGAAGAGGGCCGCACCCGCATCCAGAGCATGGTTGACGAGCTGGCGGAGGTCTTCATCGGTTCCGTCGCTGAAAACCGCGGAGTTTCGCCGGAAGACGTCATCACGAAATTCGGAGCCGGCGGCTTGAAGGTCGGCGCCAAGGCCGTTGCTGCCGGCATGGCCGATGAAGTCGGCCAGCTTGAGGCCGTGATTGCATCCATCGTTTCGAGCGGCACGAAAAGCCGTGTTCCCAAGCGCTCCAAAGGAGGTCTTTCCATGAGCGAGAATAATAACGGCCCCACCGCCGAGGAAATCGCGGCCCAGGCCCGCACCGACGCCCAGAACCGGGTGAAGACGATCCTTTCCTGCGACGAAGCCAAGCTGCTTCCGACCGCTGCGAACTTCCTTGCATTCGACACCACCATGTCGGCGCAGGATTCCGTGAAGTTCCTGTCGGCTGCAAAGGCCGACTTCCCGAAACCAGGCGCGGCGGCACAGGATCAGGGCGACAAGCCCGGCCAGCAGCAGGCCGGAGCCTCGTTTGAGGAGCGCAAGGAGCAGACTGGCGCCCTGGGCCTCAGCGAGCCGGGCGGCGCGGCCGAAGCGAGCAAGACGCTCGCCAAGAACGCCTGGGGCTCCGCGGTCAAGGCGGTCAACGGCTCCATCAACTAATTCGGCCCACCGGCCTCAACCAGGAGAACTGAAATGACGGTATTCACTGAAGCCCGGCATCCGGTCGCCTTCATCCTCAGCGAGGCCGCTGGCTATCGCTCGCGGGAGGCGATCAAGATCCCGGAAAGTCAGACTATCCAGCCCGGCCAGGTGCTGGCGGCGAAGGTGGTCGTCGCCGATGCCACGGCCACGCCTACCGCAGCAGCCGGCAACACCGGCAACGCAACGATCGCCATGGGATCGCCGGAGCTCACCTCGACTGCCAAGAACGGCCGATACAAGGGTATTGCGGTCACCGCGACTACCGTCCGGTGGGAAGACCCCGATGGTAACGAGATCGGCACCTCGACGCATGGTTCCGCCATGACCAAGGGCGGCATCAAGATCCAGATTACCGCCGGCGGCAACGCCAACGTCGCTGGCGACGAGTTCTATGTCGACGTCGGCGTCGAGCCCGTCGACTATGAATTCGTGCCCTACAGCAAGAATGCCGTTGACGGCTCGCAGGTCGCGGTTGCGATCGCGATGTACCCGGCCGTGACCGGTGTCGGCGAGACTATGGAGATCGCTGGCTTCGTCCGTGACGGCGAAGTGAATGCCAAGGAGCTCGTCCTCCCTGACGGTCTCTCCGCCGCCGAAACCGCGGACCTCTACGGCGAGCTCGCCAAGGTCGGCATTATCGTTCGCAACTAACCGCTCCGGCGGGTCGCCCGCCGGCGCTTCTTCTCACCGCGGCCCGCCGCATCGGTCATCGCCCGCCTCTGGCGGGTTTTTTTATGAGGAACGACTATGTTCGACATCTTCAATCAGGACGCATTCTCGGTCGTGACCATGACCGATGCCCTGCAGGAAGTGAATTACGTGCCCAGCTACATCAGCCGGCTTGGCATTTTCGAAACGGAGAGCGTCGACACGCTCCATGTTGCGATCGAGAAGCAGACGGACGAAAGCCTGATCATCGTGCCGTCGAGCCCACGCGGCACCCATGGCGCCACGATGGGCAGCGATCGCCGCACGCTGCGAAACCTGTCGGTGCCCCACTACCAGATCAACGACGCCGTGATGGCCGACCGCGTTCAGGGTGTGCGAGCCTTCGGGCAGGAGCGGGCGGTCCAGAGCCTCACTCGCTTCATCGCGGCCCGCGCACGCAAGGCGCGCCAGTCGTTTGAGCTGACCGAGGAGAGGCAGAAGCTCGCGCTGATCACGCAGGGTAAGCTCCTCGACGCCGATGGCTCGGTCATCTACGACTATTATACCGAGATGGGCGAATCTCAGGTCACGGAGATCGACTTCGACCTCGATAACGCGAGCCCTGCCAAGGCGGCGCTTCGCACCCTGGCCGAGAGCATCATCCAGACGGTCGTGGAGTCGCTCGGCGGCTTGCCATTCGAACGCATCCTCGTCCTCTGCGGTAACGCCTTTTGGCAGGATCTTGTCCGCCACAAGGAAATGTACGACATCTTCTTGGGCTGGCAGCGCGCCGCCGATCTTCAGCGCTCGACGATCGGCAACGGCCGCTCGGGGATCTGGGGCACACTCGAATTCGGCGGCCTCGAGTTCGTCAATTACCGCGGCGGTCAGTCGGTCGGCATCGACACCAACAAGTGCTACATCATCCCCATTGGCGTCCCCGACCTCTTCAAGACGGTCTATGCCCCGGCGGATTACATTGAGACCGTCAACACGATGGGCCTCCCGCTCTATGCGATGCAGTACATCATGCAGAACCGAAAGGGCGTCGCCCTCGAGTTCCAGTCGAACGCGCTGCATTACGTGACCCGCCCGCGCGTGCTGATCTCCGGGCGCCGGACGTAAGGCGGACGGTCATGCCATCTCTGTTCGCGGAACTGGAAACGCTCGCCTCGGCAGCGGTCGATACGGTTATGGGGGAACTCTTCCGTATCGAACCGCAGGCCAAGGGTGGAGTGTTTGCTGGTTCCGCGGACGGTGCCCGCCCGGTGCTCGACGACGTCGTTGGCATCATCGATTTCAAGCCCGTCACCATAACCGCGCAGGATGAAGGCACCTATGATGGGTTCCAGCCGCAGTTGGCTGGTGATGAAATCCACATCTCCTTCGCGGAATCGTCATTCCCGAACGCTGCATCATGGCCGAAGGCCGGCGACCACGTCGTCGCGAAAGAGCGCTCCGGAATGCCGAAGTTCAAGCTGTCCCGATCGCCTGATCGTGACGGCATCGGCCGCTTCATCTGCGTCTGTGTGCCGGCATGAGCCTTGTAGCTCAGGCGCTGGTGGCGCTCACGCATTATGTGCTGGATGGCCAGACGTGGGCCGGCGATCAGATCATGGAGCAGCCGGTCGAGCCGATCGGAGATCTTCTCCGCGGCGCCGGCGACGCCCAGAAGCCGGTACTCGCCGTCTATGTTGAAAGCGCCAAAATGCAGATCCAGGGTCGCGAGACCCAGGGCGAGAAGGGCATGCTGGACCTCAAGGTCTTCGCCTATATCGCGCCGGGACGGGTGAAGCTGCCGGATGGCATTGGTTTTGAGCTCGACGGCAGCCAGGCCGGTCTAACGCTCAACGTGATCGGCCGGCAGATCGATGCCGCTCTCCATCTTGGTGCTGCTGCTTGGCTGCCGGTCTGGCGCAAGTTCGTGTTCTCGATCGAGGAACGCGAGGTCCGCTATATGCTGGTCGAAGTCGAGAGTGCGGTGAAGATCCCCACAATGGAGATCTCCTACCGCTGTGCCACGATCCCTGATCCAGATTTCGGAACGCCGCTATACGGCTCGTGGTTGGCGCTGGACAGCGCACTGCGGGACGCCGGCGGGGACAAGGTGAAGCTGGCCGACCTATTCAAGGGAATGATTGAAAGCCCGGCGGGGCTTCCGGCCTACCAGGATCTGCAGGCAAACTTTGGCCTCACTGATGCCGGCCTTGCAGCGACCGGCCTTGGTCCGGTGCCCGGTGCCGTTACCGAAGATGGCGATCCGGTCGAGCTCGAGCAGATTACCAATGACAGCGATGTCATCATCGTGCCGGAGGACGAGCCGTGAACGGTTTCGTGACCGTCGATGCGATCTCGCCGATCCTTCGTTCGATTATCGCGCGCCAGCAGGAACACGACCGCCGTCTGGCCGGCACCGAGGTGAGGGGCAAGGTCACCGAAGTCAACGCATCGGAGGCGTGGGTTCGGCTCGAGATCGGGAAGGACGCGGAGGGCAATCCAGTCCTGTCTGGCAAGGTGCCATACAAACAGACGGCCGGCGCGCTGAAGCTGCACAATCCGCCGTCTGTCGGCCAGACCATGACCATCCGGTCGGACAGCGGGGATATTGAGCAGGGGATTGCCGAAGCCTTCCACTGGTCCGATGAGAACTCAGCCACATCGACGGACGGGGAGGCGCACAAGCTAACGTTCGGTGATGTGACAATCGACCTGAACAGCAGTGCGCTCACGTTCACTGTTGGCGGCGCCACGGTAGTCGTCAACGGGTCCGGCATGACCATCACCGTTGGTGGAACAACGTTCGCCCTAACCGCAGCAGGCTTTACCCAGACCGGCGGCACGATAACGCACGACGGCAAGGTCATCGACAAGACCCACACACACACTGGCGTTGCCGTAGGCGGCGCTGAAACCGGCCCACCAGCTTGAGGTCAATCATGAAAATCCCGTTCTACGTCACCGACACTGCCGGCAAAGAAGTGGCCGGCCTGCGCAATCCCGGCGTTGGCAAGGCAATCCTGCTGACGGAGTCTCAGGCCGAGCAACCGCTGCGCATGCGGCACATCACCCGCAAGAAGCCGGCCGCACCGGCCGAAAAGGATGCTGCGCCCAGCAAATCCGAACAAGCCAAGAAGTAGCCGCGATGGCTGGCGTGAATGCGACGACGGGGAAGGTGCTCGACGGGTTCGATCACGTCATTCAGTCCGTCGACAAGATTTTGAACACGCCTCAAGCCGC